CAGAGGGGTGGACGAACTACGATGAAACTGATTGGCGTGAAGGACTGGCACAATTTACAACATATGAGGTGATGAATGATGATTAAGTATTGGCACAAAGTGAAATATTATTATCTCACGCATGATGGCATTGAAATGTTCGTGTTCTTTTGCATCTTTGCATTTTTAGGCTGGGCAGGTTATCATGCCATAGCTGGTATCATAGAAAGGATAATAGGATGAATAGTATAACAGTAGTGCTTGCCTGTTTAGGCACAATCAATACCCATACCGTAGAACTAGAGGTGTGGTCTGGACATACGTGGATGTCACAGTGCCACTACGAATCTACCATACGTAGCTTTGAATACCCACAACAGCAATGCTTTTGTATAGAAAGGAGTAATAACGATGATGGAATGCATGATAACTGAATATGACGAGTTACACGACTGGCTTATGGATTGTCCAGTTAAATGGGATTTAATTGAAGATAAAGAAAACAAGGGTCAAAGAATTGTACAAGCTAGATTTTATGCCATTGACTATGACCCCAATGAGGGCTATAATTACAGCACATAATAAACACGAAAGGAGTGACGACAATGTACATAGACCCGATATATCCAGACAAGGCCAGTGACAAACGACTGGTTCATGTAGCAGACGAGAAGCGCAGACTCATGCGTGAACATAGTGACTTGATATTTGAGGGTGCAGACCAAGCCCTGATAGATGCTAAGTGGAAAGAGTGGAAGGAGATGATACAGTTAGACAAAGAGGGTGTCACCTTAATGACTAAGTTCTAAAACACTTGACCCCTGTTTTTTTCTGTGCTATAACCTATATAAGATAATCGTCAGTTGACATGAAAGGAGACAATAGAATGGATATAACACATGAAGAGAGACTTGAATTTCTAAAGGCTCACAATGACTTGAGGAGCATAGTTCAAACATTACATGAGATGAGTGATTTATGGGTGTCTGATGTAGGTAAGTTAGAGAGAATTGAATGTTTATTACACAGAGTGATGAAGTTTGTACCTCAGATGGATGATGAGGGTAGACCAAAGTATTATGCAGACTATGTGCTTGCTGATGATAACAACGAGAAAGGAGAATAGATATGCCGTTTGATATTCCAATGAATACAATGATTCCAGAAAGCCTAAACTTTGATGTGATGTTTGAGCCTACCAAGGTGAAGGACAAGAAGTATGTCATCAACGGTAACACGGGTGACTATATCGGTGTGGTGGGTGATACGTTCAACTGTGCCAGCCATACAGCTTTCTTTGAGGGTGTGCATAACACCATCACAGAGAACCTTGGTGATGCAGAGTGTGAGGGCATGAACATGAAATGGAACATTGCCCGACAGAATGCATGGGCTATGCTCGACATGACCCTGCCTAACGTGACTGCTCGTATTGAGACAGACAAGCACAGCACCACCATTGCACAGCGTATCATTGCTTTGCATGGCATTGATGGTAGCTGCTCCAACCAGACGTATTTTGGTGCGATAGATTTCTTCTGCACCAATGGTATGATTCGTGGTGAGCATGACAAGGTACGGCGTAAGAACTCTGCCAACTTTAGCATGGGTAGGTTCATTCGTGACTTGCGTGAATCCACGCAGTCATTCTACGCACAGTCAGAACGCTTACAGGGTTGGGCTAACAAGCCTCTGTTTGTCGGTGACGTTAAGTCTATGCTTGAGACTTTACTCAAGTCTGATAGGACATCTGAGAAAATGCTTAACTTGTACAATCAAGAAGCATCAGTGCGTGGTCAGAATGTATGGGCTTTGTATTCTGCATTTACTAACTATGCAAGCTATGCTGATGAGCGTAACGGCTTTTCTCTACGTAACACTGGCAAGGATACTAACGCAGTGTCCATGTTCCAACGTGAGAGCAAAGTGTCACAGTGGATTGACAGCAAGCCATTTAAGGAGTTGATTGCAGCATGAGCAAGCACAAGTGGGAGTACGTAAGGACTAACTCTAAGGGTGAGGCTATCTTTCGCAAGGATACAGGCCAAACCCTTACCCACTGTCTTGAGTATCTCAAAGACAAGGGCATTGAGTATGAGGTTATAGAGTCTGCTACGCTGATAGTAATATATAGCAAGGCAGACAGACCTTATATGTATTACTGGACTACAGGTAGATGGAGTCCACGTAGGCGTAGGTATACAAAACATTTCCACAGTGATGGTATAGAAGACTTTGTGGAAAAGTATCTTAACAAGTATGCAGATGAACACATACAAGAAGACAAAGAAAGGTATGGTGATGTAGATGAAGACTGTAAAACATCTTGTGGATAAGTACTATAATTCCAATGATTTCAAGATGTTACGAAGCAGAACTAAGAAAGACTATCAATACTTTCTTGGCATCATGCTAGATGATTTTGGCTCTGTGAATTTTTGTGAACTCACAAGTAAGCAGGCCAAACACGCATACGAAAGATGGGTTGTGCGAGGCATCAGTCTCGCCAACCATGTATGCACTGTGTCATCTATCCTGTTTCGCTACGCTATTGAAATGGAATATACACACGTCAATCCATTTGCAAACATAAAACGCAAAACACCACCACAACGAAAAGTCGTGTGGACAGAAGATGATGTGCGTCAATTTCTTGACACTGCTTACTCTAAATTTGAGTGGCGTAGTATCGGATTGATAGTACACATGGCGTATGAATGGTGTCAGCGTCTTGGTGATATGCGTATGTTGACATGGGACAATATAGATTTTGATGGGTGTAAGCTACATCTTGAGCAGTCTAAGCGTAGGGCAGAGGTGACTTTACCTATACAGGATGACCTGCTTGAAATGCTGACACAGCAGGAGCAAGAGTTTGGCTTTCAACAGTACGTTGCTCCGCGAATAAAGCCCGTACACGGTGTTTACCATCCTTATGGTATAGATAGACTAGGCCAAGCTGGTAGGCTTGTCATGCGCGAAGCTGGACTGCCTGATAAATTACGTCTAATGGATTTACGCAGGACAGGTACGACACAAATGGTTGAAGCTGGTGTCCCTATGGGACAAATTATGTCGGTTACAGGACACAGTAATCCACAATCAGTAAAACCGTACATGAAAAATACGTACGAGAGTGCAAATAATGCCTTGACAGTACGTAAATCTTATGGTAAAAGCACTTAAATGCCGACAACGAAAGTGAGTATATAATGAATAATATATATAACATTATAAGTGATATAGATATACCTAATGGACAGACTAAACGTATGGATTGTCCTAACTGTGGTGGCACAAAGACATTCACTGTAACCAATAATTTAGGTTCTCTTGTGTGGAACTGTTACAAAGCCTCTTGTAATGTGCGTGGTGGTAATCGTGTACACTTAACAGTAGAAGATATACGTACCAGCATGGGTAATGCGCAGCACTTTGCTGAAGAGCAGTTTGAATTACCTGAATACGTTGTTCCATACCTGAGTGATAAAGCAAAAAGTTGGTTAGACTCTTGGGATATTTATACAAACAAACTAAACTTTATGTATGATGTAAAAGAAAATCGTGTAGTGTTTCCCGTGATGCACAATAACAAAATTGTAGATGCTACGGGACGTGCTTTGAGTAATCGTTTGCCTAAATGGAAACGATATGGAAAAAGTGGCTTGCCTTTTAATTTTGGTTGTGGTAGAGTCGCAGTTGTTGTTGAGGACTGTGTGAGTGCAGCCGTTGTTGGTTACGGTTCCTTTGTCGGGGTTGCGCTTCTTGGTACATCTCTACAAGATTCGCATAAAGGGTATCTTGCACAGTTCTCAACAGCAATAATAGCGTTAGACCCCGATGCGCTACCGAAGACTTTGCAAATGGCAAAGGAACTACGTGGACATGTAAACGATGTTCGTGTCCTACGTTTGAAGGATGATTTGAAATATCGTAACCCGACAGATATGGAGAACTTAAATGGAATTGTCGATTATTAGAAGCCTAATGGATAAATCATTCTATGATGAGCATCGTGGTAGCAAGTGTCCACCACGTCTGTTCAGCAAGGATGCACGTAAAATTAAGGAGGCTATTGATACAGCTATGGATAGGTACGAGCGTACCGTCTCACCAGATGAAGTTGAGGCATTGTTTATATCTAACAATCCTACGCTGACTACAGCACAGAAGCAAGCCTATGCTTCTATGTTTGCTTCTATCAAACGCGAACAGCCTATGGGCAGTGATATAGCACAAGAGGTATTATCTAAACTG